CCTCTTCCAAAACGCGTCCATCACTGGGAGGTAAGTCTTGAACCATTCACGATCACGGGGAACAACTGTCACGTCAAACACTGCTGGTAATGGAAAAGTCACATCAAACGGTGCATATTGAACAAAATAACAGCTTTCTACATCCATAATTTCCATACAAAGTTGTATCTGAGCGTTGTACCAAATCGGTACAACCCCGCTTTCTATGCGGCGCCTCATAGGGCATTTAATTTCAACTAAACAGTTTGTGTCTGTGAGTCCATCGGGTGATCCACCCAACCATGGATATTTTTCGTGTGGGATTAATCCCAGTTCATTTACCTTTTCACCGTATTGCTCTTCAAACATTTTGATTGCGATCGGTTCTTGTTGTGTGCCCCACTCGGTATAGATGTTCCCAGTGAATTTTTCGCCAATTCCACACTTCTTTCGAAGAAGGTCGTCGGGAGTCTCGTACTTATTCACACCGATAGCCGTACCTGCGTCTGAGGCTGTGAGCATGTTGCCCCGGAGTTTTAACCAAGCCTCACTTCTCTGCTCATCGAACTCCAAATCCAGCAGCCTTTTGACGTTGGGATGCATATTAATGTATTATCGTTGGTAGTTTTTAAGTTGTTCAAAGAATGCTCGAGCTGCCAATTGTTCGGCTTGCTTTTTACTCTTGGCTTCCCCCCTACCTCCAAATTGACCATTTATATAGGTATCAATGTAGAAAATACCTTCGTGATGACCCACAACACGATATTCTGGGAGCGGAATATTCATAATTTGGCAATACTTCATAAGGTGATCCTTAAAGTTATCATCAATCATGATCTTATTGAGATCGATAAAATTGGGATTATTGTAGATTCTAAGAATGAACTCTTTCGCGTGGAGTAAGCCAAGATCTAGGTAGATTGCACCAACAAGAGCTTCAAAGACATCCTCTAGAATCTTTGGGTTGTTATTCCAGTTGTTTCTCATGCCCTTCTCATCCATGAGAACCATATTATTGAGACCCATTTTGAGAGCTATATCAGCTAGGGTCTCGGAGCGAACGAGTTTTGTACGAGCTTTGGTGAGAAATCCTTCTTGTCTCTCTTCATATCTATCAAAGAGGAACTTGGTAATGATAAAACCTAACACGGAATCACCCATAAACTCAAGGGTCTCAAATGACTCATTGAATTGTTCATACTCTTTGAGTGCGGATTTGTGGGTAAAAGCACGTTGGTAGAAAGACAGGTTTTTTATTTTTGTACCGACGAGTTGTTCAATATCTTTTTGATTGAAGTTCATATTGTTAAAATGTGTTATTTTTTTAAGCCTTCTTCACGTAGTGTGGAGAGAGGTACTTTTGAAGGTTAAGGTAGGTGACGATGACGTCAGCTGGTGGTTGCAACAAATCCTTGAGCTTTTCGTCCAAGATAAGTTGGCGACCGTTATCTGGGTGCTTGAGTCCCTTTTCGGTGATGTACTTGTTGATGAACTTAGTAACCTCAGAGCGAGAGATGAGTTCACCTTCGGCAAGACCCAAGAACTCACGCAACTTAGGTGTTACTTCTTGCTTTCGGTTGAAGCCATTGTTCGCAGCACGAGCCTTCGCCTTTTCGCCATCTGGGTCCTCTTGGGTGCTCTTAACCTTACGGATGAGCTTGGTGAGGGCCTTGACATCGGCGCGGAGGGCAGTAATTTCAGCTTGGATAGTTTCAAGAGACATCTTATACCTTGTATTGCGTCTTAATCTTTAAGTCATAGCATACAACAAAATTACGAGAGAAATTGCTATCAAAATTAAAAGAGCTTGTGTTTTGGAATCTCTAATTTCATACGTTGGACGGTCTATAATTCTAAAGGGTTCCTTGGGGAAATCACCGGGGCATCCTCCAGAGCAACAACCCGAGGGACAGGGAAGAACTTTTGGTCCTTTGCGTACACCACAGAATTGAACCTGCTTGGGGTCTGTCACGTCTGAGTACGCGAAACACCTACATTCTTCGATCACGTTGCAGTTCATATTATTATGTGTCAATATAATAATGGACACTGAAATTTATTCAGAAGCTGTCATCAATAGGTTCATAAAGAAAAATTTATTCTTCAACGATCCACTTCTTGAGAAATACTACAACACAGATAATGTCGCGGCGTTCAGGAAACGGGTCACGAGAGTTCATAAGACCGAAAGTTTTGAAAAGATCGTCTACGCGATCGTGACTGATTCGGTTCGTGACATTGTTCTCAAAACAGCGGGTGAACTTTCTGAATTTTTGAAACCCATGGGTGATCTCGTGATCTCGGGTGGTGAAGCTTTCAATATGTATTTAGACAGAAAAGATCGCCTCATAACGAGTGATATAGATACGAAGTTCATTCCTCGCATCAAGTATGATGAAAAATACTTTGGTAAACTTCAAGGTATCAAGTTACTATTGTGGAATAAGTTGGGTGAAATTGCCCGACGAATTGATATGAAAGTGAAACAGCGTCTTTCCCAAAAGACCAAATTGGGGCGCTTCATTGGCTTGGGATTCTCCGAAAGTGGACCATATGTCACACGGCGATACATTCTCATTAAGAAGAAGAAGTCCCAGCGCGGTAGTGAACCATCAAAGATGGACATTTTCATTGATGTGGAACTATTTGCACTTGATCTCAATGTCCGGTACTTTTCGATTGCGAAAGGGCGTATCATACAAGAAGTTCTTGGTGGTATGTTGGATATTCCATTCATGAGACCAAAGGAGTTTGGTTACGAAATCATTGAAACAAAGAAGCGGGGTGTCACCTACAAAAACAAGGATACAGGTGCTATGGTTCACGACAAACGCCTATATGTGGCTGGAAAGCGCTTCCTTATTGATGATGTTTACCTCATGCAAAAGTTGGGTCTTCGCCCAGAGAAGAAGGAGAAAGATCAGCAGCGTATGTACAAACTAGCCAAAATGATCGCAAAGGGTGCTAATATTAGACCAACTGATAATATCAATACGATTTACAATCAGACGCATAATAAAATTAAAACGCCAAAGATTACGACGCGGCAACGAGGTGATGTCAACATGTCTCTCGCAGCCAAAGTAGATCCAATGAGATATAGTGAATACACAACGAAACCTAGAGAAGAGCGTCTCTCCAAACAACTCGTATATGGCGTGAAAACATCTGTACCAAACATAAACATTCCAGGGTACGCACGAACTTTCGGAAACCAGCGTTTCAATCTCAAAAAGCAAGAGTGGGTGCGAAATACATCAAAACCATATGTCAAAAATGAATATAATTACAGACCAACTACAGGTAAGAGTATTCCAAATTACATTGACTACACAAAGTTATTATATGGGTACAAACCAGTACGCGACAAGTGGGTTCCACGGGTGATTATAAAGAAGGCCTCACAGATCCCATTTGTTGGTTTAAAGAATTGAGACGCAAACCATATATAATATGTTGTACAACGCTCCAGCTAAAGGTGATGATGGACTCTATTTCGTGAAAGCTCTCAATGATAGCAAGCGAAAATGCCTAGTTCAATTGAATAAAGTAAAGGTTGCTGATGTCTCAGGTGACATCGTTTTTGAACTTGCGAGTGAAGCTAATGTTCAGAAGATTGGGGCGATTGATACCCTCAACCTTGAAGCGGCTCGTGAAAATTGTGAAACTTGGTTCGGAAAGCAACTTTCCGAAAAAGTGATTGAAGGTGCATACACTTCCAGTGTCGCCGACGGTCAAGTCACAGGCGAACGCATTGAAGTCACCAAGGCATTCAACGCGCAACAAGAATCTGTTGACATTGAAAATGTTCAAGCGGGTAAAGTTTGTGATGTGATTTTGGAATTTGCCGGTCTCTGGTTTGCCAAGAAATCTTTCGGTTCCTCGTGGAATGTTGTCCAGGTCAGAGTTCATCCAGACCCAATTTTGGACACATACCCAGAAGAGTATGCCTTTGTTGATGAGGTTGAGGAATAAAAAAATTGTTGATCATATATAAAAGATGATGAAGAAGGGTCGTGCTCAAAACCTCATGATGTTGGCCGCGGTCGCCGTGTTGGTCTACTTGCTCTTCACTATGAACAACAAATCTGCTTATTCAATTCGTGAACGCGAATACTCCATGCTCGAGATGGCGCCAGCCGCGGGTCCAGCCGCGGGTCCAGCCCAAAATGGTTGCGGTATGGACAAGGGTGTTGGTTTGGCGTCCTCCCTCCTCCCACGCGAGGTTGCGTCTGCCGAAGACTTTGGTGAATTTGCCCCAGAAGACATCCTCGCGGGCCAAAACTTCCTCGAGCCACGCCAGCAAATCGGTTTCCCAGAATCAGTTGGCGGTGCTCTTCGCAACGCGAACCAGCAAATTCGCGCGGAACCACCAAATGCCAAAGAGCCATTTGTTTGGAACAACTCTACCATCGTTCCAGATACCATGATGCGCTCCTTGTGCTAAATTTCGCTTAAAGATTAGACCTTAGCTTTATGTAAATAATGTCAGTGCCCAATGAACTTTCCGAGAGTGTCTCCAAGCTTGTGGAGCTCTCAAAACAACTTTCTGAAGCAAAATCTGATATCAAAATCCTTAATCAAGAAGAGAAGAGACTCAAGGAGTCTGTGAAGCGACACATGATTGACCAGGGCATTGATACCATTAACCTCAGGAAAGGCAAGATCAGCCTTCGTAAATCTGTCCGCAAGGGATCTATGAATAAAGATGCAATCCGTGAAGGTCTCCTTACATTTTTTGGTGGTGATGAAGCCAAATTGGAAGGAGCTCTTAATGCTATCCAGGACACTATTAAAGTAAAAGAATCAACCTCACTCTCATTAACTGGGATAAAAGAGAAGCCCGAGAAAGAAGATAAGTAATAACCATGGTTTGGAGTCAATACGTTTACGAAGCTACGGCGGGATATGATGTTCTCCCAAGCGATGAAGAAGAATTTGAAGATGACATTCATCTCAGTGTTGAAGATTGGCAAATCAAATACTCAGATGAACTATGGGAATTGTGGAGACGCGTTGAACAACTTAT